ACGATTCAGTCGATTGCAAATGACACAATCCAGAGTCTTGCAAACGAAAGAATTATTGATCTAGTCGTATCTGGATCTGTATCTGGAAGCTTCTTCGATTACGGATTCATCCTAGAAGGTGGACAGGACGCTCCAGAAACAGTTACAGACGACTACGAATTTATTACAGAGACGATCTCCAGATACGCCATGGGCGATCTGCTGTTCAACGGCAGTGCAGATGTCAGGAGATTCTTCTCTTACGTCGGTAAAGGTGATCTATTTGCCTTCATCGAGGGTCGTGGTAGAACGAAACCCAGATGGATTGCTAACGTCAACATCGAGGTTAGAGGTAAGGGAGAAGATGCAGTCTCCAGAACTTACATTGGTAAAGGCAATCTATTCAACTTCGAGACGGCAGAAGAGAAGAGAACCTTTAGATACGAAGGTCAAGGAACTCTCTCCACATCTGGCGAATCTTCTATCGCCTTCGAGAGAGCACCATATATCGGAAATGTCCTCTTCGATGTCAGTGGCGACACAAGAATTGCATTCGTACCAAACTTCAATGGTTCTGGTGTTGCGACCATCGATGTCGAGCACGTCGAGAGAACTACCTTCAGCGAAGTTGGATCTGGTATCCTCTTCGACATGGGCAACCTGGTCGAGAGAAGAACATATCACTACAGTTCTTCTTCCGATGCTATATTCACTCCTCTGGATTATGGTTCGGTTGCTTCCAGTCCAATCGACTCCATCACGATTCAGTCTATCGCCAATGATACGATTGAAAGTCGTAAGAATCAGAGAATTATTGATCTTGTAGCTAGTGGTTCTACCTCTGGTTCTTACTTCGATTATGGATCTGTAACTGACTTTGCTGCGACTGTCACTGATGACTACGAGTTCATTACAGAGACCGTCACCAGATATGCAATGGGTGGTCCCCAAGTCAATGGTGCCGCTCATGTTGCCTTCAGACCTGTTCATGTTGGTTCTGGTGTCATCAGCATCGACATCAACACCATTGTCAAGGTCAACCCAAGATGGACTGCCAACATCTTTATCGATGTTACAGGAACAGCAAGAGAAATATTTGCCAAGACATTCAAGGGTTCTGGTATTATCCCACTACCTGTCAGCACGACAGATGCGAGAAGCTTTGCATACGAAGGCAAGGGAGAACTATTTGCTATCAACGGTGGCGAAGAAGCATTTACCTTCGATTATCCAAAACCAGATCACGATCTTGTTATTCGTGGCGAAGCAGGTGTTGCATACGTTCCCAACTGGAATGGATCTGGCACAGCGACGATCACAGGTCAGGTTGTCGAGAGAGTTGCATACGATCAACCTGGAACAGGATTCCTGTTCAACTTCTCCAACGCAGTTAATCGTAGAACATATCACTACAACTCCAGTTCTATCGATCTACTCAACAGAATCAGCTATGGTTCTGTTGCTTCGCCAGTCATTGATTCTTGGGTTATTGCTAACCATGCAACCAAGGTCATTGAAGACTACAAGGACGACTTCCTCACCGATCTAGTCGAGTCTGCTGGTGGCGACTACTTCGATTATGGATTCCTAGAACTACCAAACGTTGCTGGTCTACCCAACCTCAACGCACCTGATGCTACTGAAGATTATCAGTTCATCAGAGATCCTGAACTTGACGCATCCAGATATCCATTCGGTGTTCTGTTCCGTCACTTCGAGTCTGAAGTCATCATCGGCATCAGTCTCCGTCACATTGCAGTCAATACAGAACCCACTGTCAAGATTGGCGGCAAAGTATTCGTCAAACTTCCCAACAAACACTCCGCTTCTGGTGGTCTGTTCAGCGTCAAGGGTATTGCAGCAACAGAAAGAGTATCCTTCAGCCCAGACAATCTTACGGGTCTATTCGACTTTGTTGGATTCGCTGCTACAAGAAGGATCCCCAACTTCAATGGTGGCGGTACAATCACTCTGGATGGAACTGCACAGTCTGCAGTTGCATTCGCTGGGTTCCAAGAGAACACCATCAAACTTTCTGGCACTGCCGCAGTCAAGTACACACCATCCTACACAGGAACTGGTGTTATCTCTACACTGTCTGGTGCTGCCGAAGCAGTCACAGCAAGTCCAGACGATCTATTCGGTCTGTTCGACTTCGTTGGTATTGCTGGGGAGAGAGCAACAGCAGCACACGCTGGTTCTGGTTCACTCTTCGCACTATCTGGCGCAGCAGAATCCAGAACAGCAGTCGAAGAAAAAGAAGGCAATATCATTCTATCTGGTACTGTTGCTGTCAGATACGTTCCAAATTACAATGGATCTGGTCGTATTGCGTCTCTCGCAGGTGCAGCAGAATCCTTCACTGCAAATCCACTGGAGAGAGAATTCCTCTACAGCATCAGTGGTATTGCAACATTCAGATCCACAGTTGCACTATCTGGATTCGGTGTTCTCTCTGTATCTGGTACAAGCGAACCAGAAATCCTCACGTTTGCAGAGCAACCATTTGGAACTACTACGATCTTTGGTCAGGGTTCCGAAAGGTTTGTACCAAACTATCGTGGATCTGGTCGAATCGCAGCACTGTCTGGAGCAGCAGAATCCTTCACTGCGAATCCACTGGAGAGAGACATGCTCTTCTCCATGGGCGGTCTTGCTACACAGAGATTTACTGCAGCACCTCCAGTCGAAGGAACAGAGGTCAAAGTTCAGGGCGATATTCCTGCACCTCTACTTACATTTGCAGAAGAAGCATCTGGAGACATCTTTGTCAGTGGTCTTGGCGAATACGTCCACGTCGATGTATACGGAGGATTTGGTACTCTATTCTCTGGAGGATTCACTTCCGAGTCTGTCACATTCAAGATTCCTCCTACCAGAGAAGCAGACATTCTCTTCCGTGGAGAGGCAGTCGAGCGTGTTGCATTCAATCCACCAGAAGAGACAGCACACATTGTTCTTACTGGCGAGGGCGTTGTTCCTCTCCGTACATTCTCGGAGCAACCATTCGGAGTCATCCCCGTCAGTGGTGTTGCAATCGAGAAGAACACCGAAGCTTATGTCGGAACTGGTGTTATCTTCTCCAATGGATTCACTGGAGAATCGGTCAGCAGGAAACTACCAGAGTTTACTGCACACCTCAACCTTGCTGGTCTGGCAACAGAACGTGCAGCATACAGAGAGATCTTCTTCGGTTCCCTCTTCAAGTTCAGAGGATCTTCCACAGAAATCCTTGCGTTCGCTGAATCTCGTGGAACTCTTGGACGCATCAGCGGTATTGCTGCTACTACCAGAGCAAGAGACTTTGTTGGCGACGGCAACATTGCAACTCTATCTGGCGCAGCAGAAGCAGTTACCTTCAATCCACTGGAAAGAGATCTTCTCTTCTCCATCGAAGGTATCGCTGCATCCAGATACTCCCGCACTTGGGTTGGTTCTGGTCAAATCAAGGTCTACCCAGAAGCAGCAGACATCAGATTTGTCCCCAACTGGAATGTCGAAGGCGTCATCCCCGTCAGTGGTGTTGCAGACGAGAGTGTTGCAAGAGACGAGATTGTTCAGGTCAACATCGGAACATTCTCTGGTGCTGCGGAAGCTGTCACCTTCAATCCTCTCGAAAGAGATATGCTGTTCTCCATCGAGGGCAGAGCAGCATACAGAACCACTGTATCGGAAGTCAAACTTGCCGATGCGAGAATCTTTGCAGAGGACAACAACGGAACGACTGCCAAGGTCCATGTTGGATCTGGAACAGCAACACTATCTGGTGCTGGTCGCATTGTTATTACACTATCCTTTGTTGGCGAAGGTCGCATCTCTACACTATCTGGTGCAGCAGAAGCAGTCACGTTCAATCCTCTGGAGAGAGATCTACTATTCTCTGCAACTGGATTCGCATCCCTACGTTCCACACGTTCCTACGTTGGAACTGGAAATCTTTATGCTATTGGTGGCGCAGCACAAACCAGAACATTTGCACCACCTGCAGATGGTCTATACGATATCGCAGGCGAAGCAAGAGTTGTCATTACTCTCTCCCATGTTGGCGAGGGCAATCTATTCAGCATCGTTGCTGGTCGCGAAGCAGTTGCTTACGATTACGTTGGCGAGCAGGCACTATTCACTCTATCTGGTGCTGGCGAAGAGAGAACAACCACATTCGAGATTGGAGAAGGTTCTATCTTCTCTATCGGTGGAGCTGCAGAAAGAGTTGCATACGTACCAAGTCTACAAGCAGATGTCAACTTCTCTGGTCTCGCCAAGATTGTCATCACCGTCTCTCATGTTGGATCTGGTGTTCTGTTTGGATTCGACTCTGCAGCAGAGTCCAGAACAATCGCTTACGAGAACGTCGCAATCTTCGACTTCCTCGGTCAAGTCAAACCAAGAACTACCAAAGCGTTTGCTGGTTCTGGAGATGTTATTGTTGGTGGTGCAGCAGCAGATTCGTTCGCCAGAGCACCTTATCTTGGTCAGACCGAAGTTCAGGTCTCTGGTACAGCAGACGAGAGCATCACAGTCAACCCACCAGAGGAAGGCGCAGAAATCACAACCGATGGCGAAGCGAAAGTTCTTCGCTCCTTCGGTTACGAGGGAACAGGTCAACTCAAAGTACATGGCGATACCATTATCGGTATTTCTCTCCGTATCTTTGGTACTGGATCTATCAAGGTCAGAGTCCAGTCTCGTTACGCCCCACTTCTCTCCCACATCCCAGACGTTCACATCCTTCTTACGGGTGCTGCAGCAACTGTCAAGATCGATGTTGCTCCACCACGTACCTATGGATGGATTATCTAATGGTATAAATAAAACTGGTATCCTAAATTAAATTTAATGACTACCCAGGTACAATTCAGAAGAGGTACTACTGCTGAACATGCTTTGTTCACTGGTGCTGCGGGTGAGTTAACTATTGATACCGACAAGAATATGGCTGTCATTCATGACGGCAGTACGACTGGCGGTTTTGACGTTTTTAGAGCACGTTGGGAATTACTCAACACTAGTACAACTCTTGGAACAAGTTTACGTTATCTAGTTGATTCGTCTGGCGGACCACTAACACTGACTCTGCCACTTTATAATAATAAATTGGTCCCCAAACCTGGTGATGTCATGGAGTTTATTGACATTAACTTCACTTGGGATATAAATAATGTAACAATAATCGATCCAGATGGAAGACAATTCCAAAACACTTTTGGGGTTATTTCCAGTCCTTTAGTATTCGACTTGAAAGGAGCGAGAGTGCAACTAATTTGGGACGGTAACTACTGGAGGGTAATTGTATGACGATGTTCATTAGCGACAGCTATCAATCTGCTGGAGGTGGAGGGCAATCCTTCGCTTCTAACAATTACACTTTGGGAAGTGATTTCACCATTCATGCTCTTCGTAGAGATGAAGATGGAATGCTTCGTTACACCAAGATTAGAAGTATTGATGATGAGATGGGTGACTTCTACCGTTTAGACGGAACCCCATACCTAGATATTGCGACTGGAGTATATGACTACGTAGAAGAAACTACGGAGGAGAAAGAATATACAAATCATCCACAAGATAAATACCAACAGTATAGATTTGATAGTCGTAAGATTAGCTATTTTATTGATGATGACGGATATTTCGTGATTCGTTTCAATGAAAATTATGATTATTCTACCGAAGGACCCAAATAATAAGGCAGCATAAACATGGCAGATTTCAGATTAGGCAGACTTAAGTTTAATTGGAGGGGCGACTGGACAGTTGCCACTGCATACGTTATCGATGATATCGTAAAGTTTGGCGCAAACACCTATGTTTGTGTTTCCAACCACACGTCGGTATCCAACGAAGCGCAGTGGTATACTGGCGATGGCGCTAGATGGCAACTCCATACAGAAGGCATCTATAACCGTGGAGAATGGGCAGATGCAACCTTCTATAAATTAAACGATATCGTCAAGTACGGTAACGACCAGTATCGTGTTGTCGTTGCTCACACTTCTGACGGTACTTTTGCATCGGCAAACTTTATCTCTTATGTCAACGGACTTAAGTTTGAAGATTCCTGGGATGTTAACACCGAGTATCAGCAAGGTGATATCGTAACCTACGGTGGTTATTCTTATGTTGCTCTTGCAACTTCTACAGGCGATGCGCCTAATGCATATCTAGGTACTGGTTGGGAAATCCTAACAACTGGTTTCAAGGTTGTTGGTACATGGAACAATACCACAGCATACAAGCCTGGTGATGTTGTACTCCTTGGTGGTAACTCTTACGTTGCTAAAACAACCAACACAAACTCTACACCAGCATCTGGTTCCGCTGATTGGGACTTCGTTGTTGGTGGTTTCACATGGAGAGGTGTTTGGAGTTCGACTGAAACCTATCAGCCTGGTGACGCAATCTCCAGAGCATCTAACTCCTATATCTGTGTTGCCGAGTCTACTAACAATCCTCCAGAGACTGATGTCAATGGAGACTACTGGAATGCCCTGACTCAAGGTGCTCAATCCAACGTCTTGACAGACGCTGGTGATATGCTCTACATCTCTGGATCTGGTGCTGCCAGACTTCCAATCGGAGCATCTGGCGAAGTTCTAACTGTTGATGCTAACGGATATCCTGCTTGGGAAAAGAACAACGCAACTGATCCTGTCTACTATGTCACTACCAACGGTAGCGATCTAAACAGTGGTGAGAACATTTCCAAGTCATTTGCTTCTCTACGTCACGCTGTTGATAATATTACTGGTCCTGCAACTATCTACGTTAAAGCAGGTACTTATCTAGAGACTCTACCTCTGATCGTTCCCGAGAACGTTTCGATCATTGGTGATAACATGAGAACATCTGTTATCAAACCAAACGCAGGTTCTCTGTCTTCTACACAAAGACTGACTCTTGCTCTTGTCCCCGACGCTGCCAACAGAATTATTGGTGAGACATGCACGAACGGTGCTGGTGACAAGACTGCACAAATTATGGATGTCAGAGATGGTGGTGGCATCATTGATATCATGCCTATCACTGGTGGTGATTGGACGCTTTCTGACACCTTTGAAGATGGTATCAACGATATTACTATTAACCAAGTTGCTGGTATCAATAACGAGAACGCAACGTTGTTCTATCTGTCTAACAGATCCATGCTTAAGGATCTCGTTATGGACGGTATGGCAGGATTCGTTCCTTCCACAACTGATCCAAAGGACATGAATACTGCGACAGTTGAGGGTACATTCGTAAGATTGAATCCCAACTCTCCAATCACCAAGTCTCCTTATGTTTCGCAGTGTTCTGCATTCTCCCAGACTGGTGTTGGCGCAATCGTTGATGGTGATGTTCATAACAAGTATGACGGAACTGCAACACCTTCTAACAAGTCTATCGTTTTTGACTCCTGGACTCAAATCCACGAAAACGGTGGTGTAGGTTTCTGGATTACGAACAACGGCGCTGCTGAAATCGTATCCTGCTTCACCTACTATTGTCACATCTCTTACACCTCTACTAGAGGCGGTAGAATCAGATCTCTTGCAGGTAACTCCTCCTGGGGTACTTACGCTATTGTTTCTTCTGGTTTCAACACCACAGAATCTACTCTCGATGGTTTCATCGATGGTGTAGAACTCAACTACGATCTTACCACTCTTTCGACTGGTGCATCGTTTGAGACTGCAGAACAAGTTATCGGTGGTACATCTGGTGCTGTTGGTGAAGTTACTAGTTTCCAACCTTCCGCAGATAAGATTCTCATTCGCCCACTCAAGGGCACGTTTGTTCAGAACGAAGTTGTTACTGGACAAACATCTACAGCAACTGCAACTCTGGTTAACAACTCGGATGCTCACAAAGGAATTTCTGGTTTCACCTTCGTCCTTGGTGGTCTAACTGCTGCTCCCGACCCAGGTGGTTCGATTGAATTCGTAACTGGTCCTGGTGGACTTGGTGCAGATCAATTTACTTATGTTGTTGCTAACTCTTCTTATTCTGGACCTACTGGTCGCGGTGAACTGACTGTATCAAGAGGACTACTTGGTTCTGCTGCTGCAACTCATGATGGTTTGTCTGCAATCACCAGATATCAGACTGGTACTGCAACATCTCTGACCGCACCTATCAGTAGCGCAGTAGACACAACTATCCAAGTTGCTTCGATTACTGGTATCAACACTGGTGGTTATGTCATCGTTGAGAATGAGATGATGGAAGTCGTTTCTTTCCCAACTGCAACTTCTGTTGAAGTTATTAGAGGAGTTGAAGGAACCAGTGCTTCTACTCACAACTCTGCCGTAACCGTTAGAGCACTGCAGATCAAGGTTCCTAACCAAACAACGACTGCTAGAGACCTAACCGCATCTGATACAATCATCTTGGTTGAGAGTGCAACTGGTACTCTATCTTCCGACTACATCAAGATTGACAGTGAGTTCATGCAAGTTTCTCTTGCATCTACAATTACAACTGGTACTGTTCTAGTTGTTCTTGCAGAAGAGAAGCCAACAGCAACTTATGATCGTCAGCTTTCCAGAATCAGATATCTATATTCTCAAGTTAGACTAACTGGTCATGACTTCTTGGATATTGGTACTGGCAACAAGACACAAACTAACTGGCCAAACCAACCTCTATCGGCACCTGCGCCTGGTAATGAGGTTAACGAGGTATTCCCTGGTCGTGTCTTCTTCGTATCCACGGACCAAGATGGTAACTTCACCGTTGGTCGTTACTTCAAGGTCAACCAGGCAACTGGTAGCACAACCTTGAATGCATCGTCCTTCGACCTATCTGGTCTATCGTCCTTGAGACTGGGTTCCATCGGTGCTCAAATCGGTGAATCTATTAACGAATTCTCCAGCGACGTTACACTATCTGCTAACAGCAACGCTAAAGTTCCTACGCAGAAGGCAGTCAAGACTTACGTTGACACCAAGACGAAGACGAAAGGCTTCACTTTCTGGGCGGGAGCAATGTGATCCCCTCTTTATAAATATTACAAGATAAACTACGACATTCGGCACACATAAGGAGTAATAAAAAATGGCTTCTGGAATTCTGGGGACACAAGCTTCCCTATCAGCAAACACCCTAACCACAGTCTACACTGTACCTGCAGCAACTGTTGCATACGTAAACTTTAACATTGTCAACACCAACGCTACACCTGTTAGCGTTCGTGTTGCTCTTGCTGCTACTGGAACCCCAACTGGCGCAGAGTATATTGAATACAATGCAGAAATTGCAGGATACGGAATCCTGGAGAGAACTGGTATTGCGCTCCAAGCAACTAAAAACCTAGTAGTCCTCTCTGATACTGCAAACGTCAGCGTCTCGGCGTATGGCGTTGAAGAAGAGGCTTGATAAATAATACAAAGGAGTTATAAGAACAATGGGACGCAATCTATCAACCCCACCAAACGATCAAAGAACTACAGTTGCCATTACTGCAGATCACAATATTCTATCGGGAGAAATTCTCCTGATCGATACTACTGCAGGCACTGAACTCACACTAACAATGCCAGCAAACCCTTCGCAGGGTGACCGCATCAATCTAATTGATGCTGCTGGTCAGTGCGGAACAACTAAAGCAGTTATCGCTAGAAATGGCAACAAAATTGCTAACCTGGCGGAAGACCTTGATTTCGATATTAAGAATGCATCACTTGAGTTAATCTATACTGGATCTTCTTACGGTTGGTCGATCCTTTCTAACTGATAATACTAGGGAGGTATTGACTAATGTCTAGTTTAAGAGATTTATTAGATGTAGCAACAACGGAAGGCATTCCAGTTGCTACATACTACGGTCCACAGAATGCTCACCAGATTTGGTGGCGTGGTGATAACTGCTGGAACTACAGCAGCAACCACGATTATGCACACCAGCAAATGACATGGTGCGTGCCCACATGTTGTGTTTGTAAAGTTGTATTTGAAGTCTGGGGCGGCGGTGGAGGCGGCGGCGGTTCTTGCTGCTGTATGTCTGGTGTCGCTGCACACTCTGGTCAATATAATAAAGTGACTCTTTGTGCTGCTGCTCAAGGCGTCAATCAGTTAGATAACTGCTGCTACTGTCTTTGCGCTGGTTCTGTTACTTGCAGACACCCTGGCAACGGTGGCTTTGATGGATGCAAATCATATGTTGTTGGTCCTGGTCTTTCTAACTTCTGTGCTTGTGGTGGATGTCACGGTTACTCTTGCTGCTTCGGTGGCGGTTCCTCTAGATGGGGTTGTCGCTTTAGATTGAACTGGCAGACTGGTCAACCACATTGCAGATGGCAGTGTGATAAGGCTTCTTCTTGCGGACAATTCAGCGAAGATAGAACTGCTCGCGATGCTGCTTGTGAGTTTGGTTGCGAATACTGGGGTAACGTTGGTTCCTATAACCAAATGGACTGCCAAGAGTGCGGCAACTGGTGTATGATGAAACACTCTTCTGCATTCGGTCCTTATCAAGATGGTAAGTTTGGTACATTCAACCATCAGAGACACCATAGCATGGCAACATGTGGTAGAACAGAAACTCTCTGGTTAACTGGTCAGAATGGTGGTATGTCTGGAGATTGCTTCAGAAACGGTCCTCCTGGTCACGGTGGATTCTCCTCCGACACCTTTGGTGGCGGTTGCTGCTGCTCCTCTGAAGGTGCTGCAGGTCTAGTTAAAGTCACATGGTATTGCAAGGTATAATCTAATGGCAAATTTACGAGGTCTCCTGGGAAAGGAATTCGACTCGACCGTTCTGTCCACTGCAGGAACATACGGTAGTTACGAGAAAATCAGAGATGGTAAGGTGTATAACTTTGCACCTTACTGCAACCTAAACTGCGATAGCTCTTATCGTAGTTACTGCCAAGAGTTTTGGTGTGTACCTTGCGGTACTACTGCTATCACCTTCGAGATTTGGGGTGGTGGTGGATCTGGCGGCGGTGGTTGCTGTTGCCAACAAGGTATTCCTGGTGGATCTGGTGCATATTCTAGAAAAACCCTGCAATACCCACAAATTCAAGGTGGATGGTGTTACTTCTTGAAAGTAGCAGAACCCACTTGTTGTGCTTCTTGCTGTTGTGGTATCCAAGGATGTAAGACTTACATCTGTGGTAAAAACAGCGAGGCACAAACTGCTCTAGGATCTAACTTCTGTGCAGAAGGTGGACTACCTGGTAAGACATGTTGCTATGCATTCTGGGATACAACATTCCGTTGCCAAGACAGAATTTACTGGTCTGGTTGTGGTGGATGGAATCCCGCTAGTGATGGTCCTAATGCATATGGTGGTGATGAGAATATCAAGGGTCACCCAGGATTCTTTAGAATCTATAACACATCTAGCAACTGCTGGGCAAAGGCAGGTCTTGCTTATCCTCCACGTTTGATTGACCATAAAGGTGGTCACCTAATGTCTAACTACAGAGGTGATGCTTGCAGTAACCAATCTACTTTCTGTCAAGGAACTACACCATGGGCATTCAATGCTAACTGCAATGCGACCTTGCCTGGTGTCGGTGGTCCATCTGCTACTTCTTGTGGTGGTGGTTGCTGCTACGGTTATAGAGGCATGGGTGGATTCATTAAGATCACCTATTGCTCTTGCTGGATTGGCGTCAACCGCGACTGTGCATACCACTTCTGTAACTAATATCTAAATAGCATATAACAAGGAAAAGTACCGATGCCTAACTCAAATTTACGAGATCTCCTCGGGATTGTCACAACTGAATCGATCAAGGGTCTAGCAGCGGCTGATCCTGTGACCAAGTTGCCACCATATCCTAGCAGAGATTACACCACAATGTACATCACCGCACAATGCGGTGCTGGTTGTCAGGACTGGACTACTAACTATAGTTTTTACGACTATCCTGATTGGAAGGTCCCTGCTAATACCACAGAGATCATCTTTGAGATCTGGGGTGCAGGTGGTGGCGGTGGCGACGGTTGCTGCTGTACTCGTGGTGTACCTGGTTCTTCTGGTGCTTATGCATATAAGAAACTAACTGGTTCTAATGTAGTTGCTGGGTGTTCTTATGCTATTGATCTAGGTCAAGGCGGTAGATCACGTCAGGGTCCTTCTTGCGGACAACCAGGTGGTAAGACATATATCACTGGTTATGGTCTTTCTAATTTCTGTGCCGATGGTGGATATGGAGGTTGTTCCTGCTGCTTCATGTGTTGCTGCACATGGGGAACTCTTTGCAGAGTATGCTGTAACGGTCCTTGTGCTCTATACTACGGTGCTGATGGAGGCGCATATGGCAACCCTGGCGCTGGTCAGATGTGGTGCGAAAGTCGTTACTGCTGGAACAAGCAGTTGATTCCTTATCCTGGTGGTCTTGTAAACGGCAAGGGCGGATGGTTGCCTGGTATTCAGTGTGAGTGCCAAGGTTGCGGTTGGTATCTCAACATGTATGCTTCTACCCAACTTGGTTGGGGTGGCGCTGGAGGAGATAACTCCCACAAAAACTATGTTCCTGGCACTGGCGGTGCTTCTGCTTGGGTACACGGTGGCGGTTGCTGCCGTGGTCAACATGGAAACCCAGGTATGGTTCGGATTTCATACAAACAATCCGAAAGAGGATATTGATTCCATAGTTTATAAATAATACAGCAACGACAACCAAGGATTTAAAACGAGATTACTACCATGGCGAAAGATATTTCAAAACCCGTAACTTATAACTTGCCTGACGAGTATACCAAGCAGACTAGTGATCTTGGTCTTACGGCAACATTCACCTACAACGGTCCAAAATACCTGTGGGTATTTGTAAATGGCACAACTGGTGCTCTTCTAGCAAATCAGTCTTTCATTCCAACAAAGACTCCAGAAGCTGATGCTGAAATGGCAAACGTTCGTGCTGGTCTAGATCAAAGAGCAGTTCTTCTACGCCCCGACGAGAATGCAACTGATCTTCTTCTAGCATCTATTATCATCGGTGGAGACACTGGCGCTGCAACTGGTTACCCCCAGAAAGATTATGCATTCCCTGCTGGTCATCCTAACGCAGGTGAAGTCTACTATAGTCGCCCCGATCCCCAGCAACCAAACCACACCTATGCTGTTGATGAGATCACTTATGATCTCGGATCCGATTCATGGAACACTCCTTTCCCTTGGTTCAAGCCTTGGATGACCATGGAATTCCACAAGGAAGCAAGAGACAATGCTCTAGCAGGCGACAAGTTGAGACTAGAAGAACTCCGTGGCAACATGACTGCCGATCAAATCACTGCAGCAGAAGCATATATTGCTGAAATGGAGAACCTCTACACCAAGTTTGATGGTATCGAACCTTTCATGATCGGATTCCCCGAGAACCCAATGAGAGAACTCATTGAGGACTATGATTACAATGAAGATCCAGATGGTCGTCTAAATGACGAAGCAACTGACGGCGAGTGATCAGTTTTATGGTATAATGAGAGGGTCTTCGGACCCTCTTTTTTTATGCTTAAGTATCCTGATCTACGTGATCACATATTCGTATACAAACTAATCCCCGACGACTTATGCGATAAAATTATTGCTCGTGTTGATAAGAGACCATGGAAGGATCACAGGTGGTATGACGCTGGTCTTAAACAAGATGTAGAAGAAGCAGACTTTCAAACATTGAAAGACGACACTGCTTCTAGCAAAATATATCCATTAATCCAAAATTTATTAGAAGCATATCATAAAAGATATCATCAACCAGAAAATACAAATTCAGATTTATTCTGGTCTGTGGCTTCAAATGTCAAGTTCAACAAATATTCTGAAGGGGATAGTATCAAGCCACATCACGATCATATTCATGACATGTTTGATGGTAATCTACGCGGCATTCCAGTCACTAGTATTATCGGAGTTTTAAATGATGATTATGAAGGTGGAGAACTAACCTTTTGGAATGAACATAAAGTAGAATTAAAGAAGGGTGAGGTGGCAGCATTCCCATCAGTATTCTTGTATCCACACGAAGTTACTCCAGTAACTAAAGGAACAAGGTATTCTTGGGTTGCCTGGTGCGTTTAACCGCCCCGAGATCTCACCTAAATAAAGTATCTAAATCATTAGTGATTGACTATGAGACCTAAATCATTTTTCGTCAATGGTGGTGCTGGACGTGTGCTTTGTTCAATTCCTGCCTTTGAGAAATATCAAGAGGAACATCCCGACGAGGATTTCCTAATCATCTGCGAAGGAGGCACAGACTTCTTCAAAGGTCATCCTACACTTTATGGCAAAGTGTATGATTCGTGGCATAAGAATCTCTTCCGAGATTATCTCATCGATACCGATGTCAAGACTCCAGAACCATATAGAGTCTGGGAATACTACAATCAAAAATGTAGTTTGTCTCAAGCATTTGACATCGAGATTAACGGAAAGGGAATTAGAGAACTACCCAAACCAACAATTAAACTTTCCAAAGAAGAACAAGTAAACGGAAAGTTTGTAGTTGCAGAAGTAAGACAAAAGACTAAAAAGAAGAAGACTGTTGTCTTCCAACCTTTTGGTAGAGGAGTTCAAACTGCTGGTAACATTATTACCGATCCTTCTGGTAGAAGTTTTGAGTTTAATAATGTAGTTTCGATCATCAAACGTTTGCAGAAAAAGTATTCTGTTATCCTGATGTCAGAGTTTGGATTTGACTTCGAGAAAGAAGGATTGAAAGACACCATCTCTTTCCCAGCAAGCAATAATGTTCCTATCAGAGGATGGGCAGGAATTATTAAAGAAGCAGATCTGTTTCTTGGATGTGATTCTGTTGGTCAGCATATTGCATATTCGGTGGGAACACCTGTTGTTGCTGTAATGGGATCTACTTTTGGTGTCAATGTTTCTTACCCCAATCATGAGAAGGTAGAAGTTCTTGACATGGGAGAAGGGTTGAGAATGTATGACCCCATTCGTATTACTCCAGATGAAGAATCTTCCCGAGTAAATGATGGCATCATGATGATGAACGACAAAGTAGAAGAAGTCATCATGAAGTCTGTTGACAAGATGATGAACAAGTATTACACCAAACCAGATATGGAAATCGTTCTTCCAGAATCATTTGGTGGTCCTTCCGAAGGATGTCCTACTTGTCCACCAGAGGCACCAAAGTCTGCACCAAAAGCAATTGGTATGGGTCCAATCGAGATGGAAGCAGCGAACAATGGAGTAAAGATTCCTGCATTAGAACCTAACAAGAAAGGTTTTTCGACTAACGTAAAAGTATAATTTGAGGTTATCATGTCTGTTATTGTATCGGTCGCCCGTGGACACAACGGGAGTACGACTTTGCTTGTCGATGGTGAAGTAGTATTTTATTTGGAGGAGGAGCGACTGTCTCGCTTTAAGTACGATGGATCTCCTCTCCTCGGTCTACAAAAAGTATTCGATTATGTAGATCATATCGACCACCTGGTCATCTGTCACACTCACCGTCATGGTCCAGTCCTAGACTGGTCTGGTGAGGATGCATATCAAGGATGGGTCAGGAAGCTTGCTAGGAAACGATTCGAGTTCCAAACTCACGAAATCGATACCATCCACCACGAGATGCACGCTGCATGTGGATTCTACAACTCTGGTTTCGAGTCTGCTGCGTGTGTCATTGCTGATGGTGCTGGTAGTTTCCTACAAGTTGGTGAAATCCAAGACACCTGTTATGAGTTTGAAACTATTTTCCAAGCTTCATATCCTGGTGACTTCGACACTGTATTCAAGCATGTCGGCACCAAGCAAGCAATTGGTATGACAGAGGCAGATGAAAATATTTTCATCACCGAATATCCTGGTCACACCAAAATGTATGAAGCGGTAACGCAATACTGTGGATTCCCTGCCATTGAGGCAGGCAAGCTCATGGGTCTTGCTCCATACGGCAAACCTAATGAAGACTTGCCATCATTCTTCAATGGCGAGTGGGGTAATCGAGATCTGATTATTCCTACTTATCCTAACGCTGCGATGCTCAATGTTCCTCGTTATGAAATTCTCAAAGAGGACGTTAAGAATCACAAGGAAGGTGAGTATACGGATGTTCAAAAAGATCTCGCTTACAAGATTCAGGAACAAACTTCCGACCGTATGGTTCAGTTGATTCGGAAAGCACACGAGTTGACTGGTGAAAAGAACATTGTAATTTGTGGTGGTTATGGTCTCAACTGCGTTGCAAACTACAAGTATTGGAAGGAGTTCCCTGATCTGAATATCTACTGCGAACCTATCTCGCATGACGGCGGTACTTCTATTGGCGGAGCTAAATATGTCTACAACAAACTGAAGGAAACCGAGAAACCCAGTAAGCAAGAGTCTGTTTACTATGGTCCTCAATATGATCCTGCTACTTATGAAGCAGATCTAGAGGGTCTAGAAGTCACCGACACTTCTTACGATGATGTTGCTAAACTAATTCGTGAAGGCAACATCGTAACCATCTATCAGGGTCGTTCCGAAGGTGGTCCTCGTGCATTGGGCAACAGATCTATTCTGTTTGATCCTACTATCAAAGATGGTAAAGATCATGTCAATGCAGTCAAGCACCGTGAATGGTTCCGACCATTTGCTTGCTCTATTAAGAAAGAGAAAGTGCATGACTGGTTTGATCTAGCAGGTCGTGATGAGACACCTCACATGATGTATGCAGTCAAATGTCACGATGGTGTAGAGGAAAAGATTCCTTCTGTTATTCACGTTGATAACACTTGCAGAATCCAGACCGTCACCCCAGAGCAGAATGAACACTACTACAATCTCATTGACGCATTCGATAAGATTGCGGATGTCCCTATTCTGTTTAACACTTCTTTTAATCTTGGTGGAGACCCGCTGGTCGAGACAATCGAAGATGCAGTCAACACCTTGAGCAAGAGTGACATCGAATGGATGTATCTGCCAGAGATTCAGAAACTTGTTCATGTTCCTAACGAATGAAAATCTCTTTTGTAAATGGATGTTTTGATGTGCTCCATCCTGGGCACATCGAACTTCTAAAGTACGCTAGGTCTTTTGGAGACTATCTCATTGTTGCTATTGATTCCGACAGGAAGGTAGCAGAAATGAAAGGTCCCGAGAGACCTATTTTTTCGCAATCCGATAGAAGACTGATGCTATCAGCAATCAGGTATGTTGATGTGGTCCATACGTTTGACACCAGACAAGAGCTAGAGGAGTTGCTGGAATCGATCAAACCTGATACAATGGTGGTCGGTTCCGACTGGAAAGGAAAAGAAGTAGTAGGTTCACACTATGCAAAATCAGTTCGGTTTTTTGATCGACAAGGAGACTACTCCACAACCCAAACAATTCAAGGTACTCCTTATCGGTGACACCTGCACTGACAGATATGTCTATGGCAGAGTCACTAGGATCAGTCCAGAAGCGCCTGTACCAGTCATGGTTTATGAGAGGGTAGAAGATGCCAAGGGTATGGCATGGAACGTCAGAGAGAATCTGCTGTCCTTTGAGGACGATGTTTACATGATGACTCATGAAGCAAAGATTACCAAGACTCGATATGTAGACTCCAAGTCTAACCAACAGATCATGCGGTTAGATGAGAACGATCAAGCTGAAGATTTTGGATGGGACCTGCCTACAGAAAAGTTTGATGCTATGGTCATTTCTGACTATGACAAAGGATTCCTTTCCAAGGAGAAGATTCAAGAACTAGTAGACTGGTTCGATGGTCCTGTCTTTATTGACAGTAAGAAAACGGTTCTCCCAACCACTTGCTTTATCAAGATCAATGATCGAGAAGCACAAGAATTGGAAGGAGAATATCCCAATCTAATTGTCACCAAAGGTTCTGAAGGTTGTACTTACAATGGCAGAACCTTTCCTGGTATTAAGGTGCCAGTGTTTGATGTAGCAGGTGCTGGTGATACGTTCCTAGCAGCTCTGGTACATTTCTATCTGTTGCTTGGTACGATTGATCGTGCTATTCCTTATGCAAATAAAGCAGCAGCAATTGCCGTTACACACTTCGGCACCTATGTCCTATCTAATGATGATGTAAATGAAATACGTTGTTGACATTGATGGCACCATCTGTTTCCCTGGTGAAGGTGATGCTGCATACACTCATGCCAGACCCAGGACAGATCGTATCAGTAGAATCAATCAACTGTACATCGAAGGGCATGAAGTATATTACTTCACAGCTAGAGGTATGGGGCGCTATAATAACGATCGCCAGAAAGCATATGATGAATTCTATGAGTTCACCAAGAAACAATTATGTGAATGGGGATGCATGTTCAACGATCTGTATCTAGGTAAACCTTCTGGGGATATATACATTGACGACAAAGGAGTCAGCGATCATGAGTTCTTTAGTTAAACACGTACCCAAAGGTTGGGGATACGAGAAGTGGATTGTTAACAACGAAAAGTATTGTGGAAAACTCTTATTTTTTGATAAAGGTAAGAAGTGCTCATGGCATTATCACAAACTAAAGCACGAAACTTTCTACTTACATTCAGGTAAAATTTATTTGTACTATGGTTTCGATGATGATTTCTACACAGCTGACCGCACAATATTAACCCCTGGGATCCCTTTCGAGATTCCCAGGGGCATGAGACATCAAATGATTGCTATAGAAGATTCTGAATTATATGAATTCTCTACGACACACTTTGAGTCTGATTCTTATCGAGTAACGAAAGGTGACTGATGTATGTCTCGATTGAGACAAATTCTTTTTCATCCCACTTAAAATTAGAAATAGTATTATATTGATACTTGTCTTTCAGATGTTCGGGGAAGGGGATCTCTTTGATCTCCGCCCCGAATTTTTCTGCAATGATTTCTGCTACCTGTCGGAAAGAATAGACGTGTCCAGATCCTAGATCATAGATACCAGATCCAGCACCGTTGTTATCCACAACGTCTACAACATCATCAACCCAGATAAAGTCTCTCTTACAGTTTTCAGATCCCTCAAAGATTTCAATCACACCATTCTGTATTGCTTGCTCTGTAAACTTGCTTACAGGACTGCGTTGATTACCTTTATGCTCTTCTCCCAGACCATACACATTGAAGAATCTGAATCCCTGAATGAGTTCAAATCTATCAATGTTTTCCGATACCCACAGATCTACGGCAACCTTTGACTTTGCATATAGGTTGAGGGGGTCTAGTCCACCATCATCTCTGTTACCATACACAGAAGCAGATGATGCATACTTGATAGGGATACCATGCTCAATGGCTTTCTCAAATAATCTGATAGAGAATTCTACGTTATAAGAGTTCAATGCCTCTTCATTAGTTTCAGTTGTGGAAGAGATTGCACCCATGTGAATGATCTCATCAATGTCTTCCCAACCCTTGAAGAACTCTAGCATTGCCCAGCAATTGAAGTCTTCCATGCCAATAAAAGGTTGATGCTTCTCTGCAAATTTCTTTCCAATGAATCCATTGCATCCCGTAATCAGTTTAGGCATCGTATTATAGACCAGTATAAATAAGTATAACACAGAAGGACTATAGCGACAACCAGATGTCTAATCCCACTTTCGGATATTTAGCGTCTCTTGTTACCCCCCTTAAAACGAGAGTCGCGCTACACACTGCTGAAGCAGGAAAGGTCGTAGAGGGTAAACTTGTATTCACACACAAAGACCCTTATCCAGTAAGGATTAGAGTTGGTGTGTCTTCTGGAGGTCTTACAGACTTCAATCCAGAAAATTATATTCTCTATGACTATGAAATCGGAGAAGGCGAAAGCTATGAAACCGATACCATTTACTATGGAAACAACCAGACACTAGTTGTTTGGTCAACATGTGCTAGCACCACAGTTGTTCTTCATGGTCAGATTAAGGCGGATCCAACACCAACTGGATTCGTAGCTGCGGCATTAATGTCTCCAGCAAAACAGAACAAGACATTATATACTATACCAGCAGATGAAGAAGCACTGATAAGTTTATTTGTTGCTAACCAGAGTCCATCGAATGCAAGATTTAGACTTGCTATTGTTGACTCTACTCAAGCACCAGTAATTAATTCAGATCAGTATATTGAGTATAACCAAGATCTAGCACCAAGACTTTCATATCAAAGAAGAGACATTAAGGTAAGAGGTGGTCAATCTATTGTCGCTTATTCCGACAACCCAGACCTTTCTGTTTCTGTCTATGCAAAGTTCAATTATTCTGTAGTTGATACCGACTTCACAGTTAGTGGAGCATTAGATGTAGGTGGAGCATCTCTTTTAAGAGGAACTCTAGAAGTACAACAGACAGCAACACTCAAAGAAACTCTGGCAGCAGAGAAAGCAGTTACTATTGGAACTGATGCTACACCAGCTGCTTTGACTGTTAAGGGCGATTTGAGTGTAGGACCAGTAAGCATAGCACAGACAACAGGCAATCTTTCTACTAGTGGAGGTATTACTGCAAATACAGTAGCAACTAGTGGAAATATCATTGCTGGATCTAATAAAGTTGTATTAGATGGAACCACGGGAGACCTTACAATGGAAGGGCAGTTGACTCTTCAGGGAGGATTTGCAGGTGATTTGAATCTTCTAAATAATAAAGTAACGAATCTGGCAGATCCTGCTGCCGCAACGGACGCTGCAAACCGCAAGTACGTTGATAGTAAAGTTGTAGCATTCTCTATCGCACTAGGATAATAACGGAGTTTATAAATGGCAAAACGACAAATTAGAGACTATGTATTCTCCCCAGGTATCGCTGGTGTCGGTACTCTAAAGATCCTGGATAAGGTAGATGTCGATCAGATTCTGCTGATCACTAATGCTACCAAGAACGTCTTCTTATATAACTTCAGTGATCCGTCATTACCGATCTCGGTAGCGTTCACATCAACATCAGACGGTTCTGACCCAGACTTCCCATACAGTAACACATTATCAAATGGTGTGACCACCATCACGTTCCTGTATGATACCTCTTCTCACTTCTCAACAGATAATATTCTTATCTTTGTGGAAGCCGAAGAACAAAAAACCAGACCATACGACTTCGGTACTGATGCTATCGAACGTATGAGGTTTGCAGAACCTCAATCGATGCTTGACGCTGACTTTGAGTATGGCATTCAACCAACCAAGTGGCAGTCTCTTGACCTGCTGCGCGGTTATCCTTCTATCTACGAAGTTCCTGGATCTGATATCGGTCTAATTGCTGTAACAACCGATGCTTCTCAAGGAAGTGGTGGTATCGGTCCTTCTAAAATTACCGTTGATACGGTTCTCGATCATGGTCTAGTTGTTGGAGATCCTGTTTCTATCAAGGGTCTGGACGATTCTGTTTCTGGTTTCGCAAAAGCAGAAGGTTCGTTCATCATCGACTCTGTTCCTAGTGTAACGCAGTTTACCTACTACGCTAAAGCAAAGGTAGGCACTACTGCTGCTACTCCATTGCTGTCTTCTTTTACTGTTCTGAAGCAAGCAGGATTCTACACTGGTGCTGCAATTGGAATTAACCCCACTTTCACTGTAGTAACACAAGGAGCTAGTGGAAACTTTGCAACTAGAGGATCTGCTTCTAGTGGTGCTACAAGACTTGGTGTAGATGGAAACTCTACATTACCCCCAATCGGTGCTCCTCTTGGAGGAACTGGTATTGCTAGTGGTACACAGGTAACTGCTGTTGTCAGTACAGATGCTACTCTAAACATTACAGACTCTTTCACTGCTCCAGTTTCGGAGATCACATTTAACGATACTGCTTCTATCGAAGTAGGTGCTGGTTTAGATGATGGTAATGGACAAACTATTTTTGTTACCAATATCAATGGTAATGTAGTTACTTTATCTTCTCCCTATCAAGTTGATAAAACTGGTAACAGTTTTGTATCTCAACCAATTGCTGCCAATGGTTCCAACTTTGGTAATGGTAATGGTGCGTCATTCGATATCACTAGAGCTAATGGTGCGTACACCACTGTCGTAGTTAATCCACAAAACTTCTACAATGATGTCAATACAGGTGCATATACTGGTTTAGGACAAAACGCCACATTTAGCATTGAAAGAATTGGTGGCGCATCTCCTTCTTATCAGAATGTCTTCCCACAGAGTGCTGGTACAGGATACTCTGCAACCGAAACTATTGTCATTCCTGGATCTGATCTAGGTGGTGCAGATACTACTAACGATCTAACAATTACTATCCAGACTGTTGATGCAAATGGATCTATCGTAAGCATCACATGGGCAGGTACTCCATCTGCTACTATGACAAGAGCAGGTCAAGGATATTCTGTTGGTGAAGATCTAGTTGTTTATGGTAACGCACTTGGCGGTACATCCCCACTCAATGATCTCAACATTCACATTACTGGTGTTGGTGCAAACGGAGAGATCGATACTTTCGATGTCACTGGTACTGCTGTTCCTTCTAGTCAAACTTACAATGGTGTTGAACAGTCCAGCACATCTGGATCTGGTATCAACGCTGGTTTCCAAATTGAGAGAGTTGGTTCTGGTCAAAGCACTGCACAGGTAGATGAAGTTGTCATTGGTGGTACTATCGAATCTGGCGACATATTTAAAGTTACTATCAATGGTACAACAGATTATACTTACACAGCACAAGCAGGTGATACGATTACTGCTGTTAGAAACGGATTGATTTCAGAAATCAATGCATCTAGTATTGTATATGCAGAAACAGGATCAACCAGTGGAACTCTAACAGTAACAGCACTAACTGCAGGAACTGCATTTACTATTGCTGTTCTCACCGAAGATGCTGGTGGCACTGTAGCAGACACACAGACCATGGTTACGAACAGCGTAACCCCCAACGAAAATAACACGACCACACCTGCTTATAATGTTACTGTTGCTAATGGAGGTCAAGCTTATGCAAACGCCGACACCATTACTATTCTAGGCAGTGTTCTTGGTGGTACAGATGGTGTTAACGATCTTACCATTACTGTTCAAACTGTCGATGCACAAGGTGGAATTACTGGTATCACCACAAGCGGCACACCATGGGATGGCAACCAAACTTATCTAAACTTTGCTGCCAACCCAACCGCATTCGATGCAACTTTCACACCAAGAATCTCTTCTGGTGCATATGCTCCAGAAATTACTAATGGTGGTACTGGATATAAACTAGGATATCAATTTATCATTCCTGGTATATCTCTAGGTGGTACTGCTGGTGTAAACGATATGACTATCACGGTTTCCGACGTTGATTCTAGCGGAACCATCACAGCAGTTACTGCTACTGGTGTTCCAGTTTCTGGAGACTCTATTGTATTCTTCAAAGCAGTATCTTTGAGTGCTCCAACCACAGCAACTATTGGAACGGGTTCTACGGTTACATACTCTGCTATTGCAAAAATTAATGTAGAGTTTAACACAAACCATGGTCTAGTACCTGGTGACACAGTTCTCGTTTCGATTACATCTACTGCATCTGGTCACGATCTAGCATCTGGTCCATTCTTTGTTGACGAAGTACCTGGTCTAAACAACTTTACATATACTGCTAGAGCAACTGGAAACGTAACAGAATCTGGTCTTCAAGGTTCTGTATATCCAAGAACTGATTCGTTCTATACACACAGACCATTTGACGGTGGTGTTCAGTTGGGTACAGGTTCTCCTGCTCACGGCGCACAGGCAGTTCGTCAATCCAAGAAGTACATCAGATACCAGTCTGGTAAAGGTATTATGTATACCACTGGTGCTCTGTTCGCACCTTCTTATGACTTGAGAAGTGTAACTGCTGACGGCACTGCGATTGGTAGTATCGTTACTTGCGTCACCGACGACCTCAACCACGGTCTACAGGTTGGTGCAGAAGTTCAATTGACTGGTTTGACTACAGCAGGATACAATGACCATTATACAGTAGCATCGATTATTGATGAGATTACATTTACTGTTATTGCGAAGAATAACCTAGCATCTACAGCAGCAGCATTTGGTGATCAACCAGTTGTTGCTCTGTACAGATGGCAGGGTGCTACAGTTCGTGCTGGAGCATTCGACGATCAGAACGGTATCTTCTTCCAGTATGACGGAGCAAACATTGCCGTTGGTTTGAGATCTTCTACATTCCAGATTGCTGGTACTGTAACAGCAACATCAGATTCTAACGAACTAACTGGAACCAATACCAAGTTCACTGAACAGTTATCTGTTGGTGACAGAATTGTTGTTCGTGGTATGTCTCACGTCGTTACCAAGATTGATAACGATACCAGGTTGTCTATGAACCCAGACTTCAGAGGGGTCACTAATGCAGTTAATGTTAAGGCAGCACTGACTAAAGAGATTATCATTCCACAGTATCAGTGGAACATCGATAGATGTGATGGCACTGGCAAATCTGGATATGATATTGAGATCAACAGAATGCAGATGATCGGATTCCAGTATACCTGGTATGGTGCTGGATTCATCGACTGGATGTTTAGAGGTCCATCTGGTAACTTTATCTTCTGTCATAGACTGAAGAACAACAACAGAAACAACGAAGCGTTCATGCGTTCTGGTAACCTACCAGTTCGTTATGAGGTTATCAACGAAGGTGCGAAAGGCAGACTTGCTACTCAACTTCTACAATCAGAAGTAGATACCATTACACTTAAGGACGCTACTTTGTTCCCCAACACAGGAACACTGCTTATCAACAATGAGATTTTAAGATACACAACCAAATCTGGTAATCTCTTGAATGGTCTAACAAGATCTGCAAACTACACCAACTTCTCCGCAGGTTCTCAAAGAACCTATACAGCAGGTAGTTCTGCTACTCACGCAGAAAACACTGGTGTTATCTTACTATCTAACACAGCAACTCCACAGATTAATCACTGGGGTTCTGCATTCCTGACTGATGGTGGATTCGATGAAGATCGTGGATACCTGTTTAACTATCAGGAAAAAGAGATTGAGATCACAACCACTAAATCTACCATCTTCCTAATCAGACTGTCGCCTAGTGTTTCTAACGCTATCACGGGTGACCTAGGTGAAAGAGAACTTATCAACAGAGCACAGTTGCTTCTCAAGAACATTGAGATCACCACACAGGGTGGTAACAGTTCTCAAGGTGTCATTATTGAGGGTGTTCTTAATCCCAAGAACTATCCAACCGATCCAAATGACGTTACCTGGGCAGGTTTGAATACAGGTGGTGCAGGTGGACAACCATCATTTGCACAGATTGCATCTGGTGGTGATATTACATTCGTTGGCGGTCAGTCTCCCGTCCTTGCAACCAACTCCAATACCCAGAACTACAACTCTAACTACGTTTCGTTTAACACCTCTGATATTGGCGGTGTTCAAATTGGTTTTGAGGTAACTGGTGGTGACTTGAGAGGAGGAACTACTGTTGTTAACATCTTCAGAAGAGATAGCAGCAGAACTTGGATTCAGTTCTCCGACAGAACAAGAGCAGGTACTGCAGGTAGCACAACCTACACATTCCAGCCTCTGACTGGTGCAGCAACTCCTGGTGAGCAGGTCTTCGCTTTCACGGCATCTCCTGGATCCAGAGACACTATCGATCTTTCTGAACTGAAGGAACTTACCAACACTCCAATTGGTGGTAGAGGTACATTCCCCAACGGTCCAGACGTACTGGCAATTAACGCATACCTAACTTCTGGTAGCGCAATTAACGCAACGATTAACGTTCGCTGGTCTGAAGCACAGGCATAAGGAGCACACATGGCAGAACCCTCTAGTAGACAAGAACTCAAGGAGTATTGTTTGAGGCGTCTCGGTCATCCAGTTCTCGAAATCAACGTAGATGACGATCAACTGGATGACCTGATTGACGACGCTTTTCAATACTACCGTGAGCGACACATGGATGGTGTCGAGAAGATGTATCTCAAGCATGAGATTACAGCAGATGATGTGACAAGATTTGATGGTGCAGATGAGACATCATCTACACCAGCTCCCGATGCTGCTACCTGGATCAGTAGAAAGAACTTCATTGAAGTACCAGAGCATGTAGTTGGTATCTCCAAGGTTATGGGCATTTCCTCTAACTTTGCGAGGAACAATCTCTTTGGTATGAACAACCAGTATTTCCTGATGGATATCTTTTCCTTCTCGTCAGGATTTGCTTTTGGTAACTTCGACATGACGAACTACTACATGATCAAGCAGTATTTTGAAACGCTTGACATGATTGTTCAGACTGGATCTCTGGTACAGTTTAGGTTTAATCAGAGACAGGACAGACTATTCATTGATATCGATAAGCATAGAATGGTAGAGGGTAACTTCCTCCTAATCGAGTGCTATCGTTTCTTGAATCCTGATGACTTCACCCAAGTCTACAATGATAGTTTTGTCAAGCAGTATCTAACTGCACTGATCAAGAGACAGTGGGGTCAGAACCTAATCAAGTTTAACAACGTACAACTGCCTGGTGGCGTATCACTAAACGGCAGACAGTTGTTTGAGGATGCACAGAAAGAGATCGACGTTCTCATGGAGAAGAGTGCAACCTACTATGAACTTCCCCCAATGGATATGATCGGATGAAAAGTATCTACTTCCCGCAACATGGTGGTGTTAACACCGAGCAGAACCTTATCCAAAGTTTAGTGGATGAGCAGATCAAATTGTTCGGCAGCGATGTCTACTATCTTCCAAGGAAGATGATTAAAGATGTAGCACTCAACGATGTCTTGTATTCCGAGTTTACAACTCAATACATGATCGAGATGCTACTGATCAATGTTGAGGGATTTGGATCACCATCTGAATTCATTAGTAAGTTTGGTCTACGTATCACCGATGAGATTACCATGGTGGTATCGCAGAACAGATGGAGTCAGGTATTCCAAGAGTTTGCTGACATCACTACTGTAGATGGCAGACCTAACGAGGGAGACTTAATCTATCTACCACTTACCCAAGATCTATATGAGATCAAGTTTGTGGAAAGAGAAGCACCTTTCTATCAGCTAGGTAAGAACTACATCTATACGATGACTGCCGAGATCTACGAACTCGGTAACGACGAGTTCGAGACAGGCATCGAAGAGATTGATGTCATTGAAGAAGTCTTTGCACCTTCTATTACTATTGCAATGGATCCTGATGCTACCACTCATTACTCTCTAGGAGAGACTGTGACTGGTGGTACAACAGGAACCACAGCAGAAGTATCTTTCTGGGACAGAGACAATCATGAGTTGAAACTGATCAACAGAACTGGCAACTTCACACCAGGAGAAACAATCACTGGTGCAGAAAGTGGCACAGTACAAGACAGCGTTACCGTAGACAATCTAACACTAGAAAACGTTCAGTACGCTGATAATAAATACATTGAGACTACGGCTAATGATCTACTTGACTTTACCGAAGTGAATCCATTTGGAGAGTATGGCAACGTTACTGGTGAATTCTGATGCTAGGACCACATTTTTATAACGAAGCGATTAGGAAAACAGTAATCGGTTTCGGTACACTATTCAATAACATTGAAATCAGGAAGAAAGATCCTTCTACTGGAACTGTTCTAGAAGCAGAGAAGGTTCCTCTTGCCTATGGTCCTAAAGGAAAGTTTCTAGCAAGACTGGAACAGAACCCAGACGTTGATAAGAAAGTAGCAATCACACTGCCTCGTCTCTACTTTGAGATGACTAGTATAAGTTATGACACCACAAGAAAAATCGCTCCTACCCAGCGTCTTAAGAAGACTATTGATTCAGACGGAGAATCTCTCTCGGTCCAATACGTGCCAGTACCCTATAACATGGAGTTCGAGCTTGGCATCATCGCCAAGTCACAAGACGACGGACTACAGATTCTTGAGCAAATACTTCCGTACTTCCAACCAAACTTCAACATTACGTTGAACATGATCCCAGACATGGGAGAAAAGAAAGATATTACTATCAATCTAAACGGTATCAACTACGAAGATGACTGGGACGGAGACTTCCTGGATAGAAGAAGTATCGTATGGACTCTTAACTTCACTGCTAGATCTTACATCTACGGTCCTTTCACCAAGTCTGGTGTTATCAAAAAGGCAACTGTATACGAATCAATTGGAGACAAGAACGACGCTCCAGCAAACAGAAATACAAAACTTACATTCACACCTAAAGCACTGGAAGACAAAAACCAGGATGGTGTTATCGATGCAGCAGATGATGCATTGGTCATTAGTACAGACGACTTTGGATTTAATGAGGGTATCGAATTGTTATGAACGAATTTGAAAAGAACATGGAAGATATCTTTGACATCGAAGTTGAATCTGAAGAGGTTGCGATCGAAGCATCACAACCATCTAAACCAGTTCCAGAAAAGAAAGAGCAGTCTCATCAGGATAAAGACTACGAATATTCTAGAGCGCAGTTGTACAACCTCATTGACAAGGGTCAGGAGGCGCTCAACGGGGCGTTAGAGGTGGCACAGGAGTCAGGGCACCCAAGAGCGTATGAAGTCGCTGTGAACGCCATGAAGCAGGTTGCAGACACCACTGACAAACTGATTGACCTACAGAAGAAAATGAAGGATCTGGACGCACCTACGAAGGGTCCTGCACAGAACACTACAAATAATCTATTTGTAGGTAGCACAGCAGACTTACAAAAGATGCTCAAGCAAATAAATAAGAAAGAGGACGAAGGAGAGTAATGCTAGTCACACCAATAGGCAAAATTACATCATTGAATTCTGCTACAGAGATTGATGCAGCATATCCTTCTGGTACTGGAGGAGGCACGCTGTCAGGAAAAGAAATTCTCCGCGCAAGTGTGGTTAAAATTAATAACGCAACAGACAAACCTGTTTGTGCCAGAGTAGTTAGAGTGACTGGTCTTAATACTTCTACTGGAGAACCACAAAGTATTTTCCAACAAAATAATGTAGAGACCTTTAACTATCACGATGTTATTGTTGCTGCTGGCGAAACTGTCTACGTCAGAAAAGAATCTACTTCTACTGATTATGATGATCCCGACATTCCAACTTATCTGGATCAACCAAAATCTGGTGGAGAAACTATTCAGATAAGATTAGCACCTAATCAAACTGCTGGCACTGGTTATGTCTATGCTTCCCCCGTTACCGTAGTAGGATGAACGTAATTAAACTCTTGGGTCAAGCAACTCAACTCACCACAACACCAGATACCATTGACTCTGGCGAAAGAATTCTCTGTCAGCATAACCATGCTGGTGGTAACGCTCACCTAATTACTCACAAGAATGCTGGTGGCGATGTGCTTGGTAGTTTCTACCTTGCTCCACACAGACCAGTTGTTATCGACAAGCAACCTACTGATACGTTGGAAACTGAAGCGACAGTTACTGACATCTATGCCACATCTATCGCTCACATGGGGTAATAAATATGAAGTCATTTAAACAACTGCGTAGTGATATCACCGAAGCAGCCTGGACCCGAAAGGAAGGAAAGAAAAAGTCTGGAGGACTTAACGAGAAAGGACGCAAATCTTACGAAAGAGAGAATCCTGGATCAGACCTCAAGGCACCAAGCAAGAAGGTTGGAAACCCCCGTAGGGCATCCTTCTGCGCTCGAATGAAGGGCATGAAAAAGAAGTTAACTAGCAAGAAGACCGCTAACGATAAGGACAGTAGAATCAACAAGTCACTTCGTGCGTGGAATTGCTGACATAACATGTAAAAACATTGTTAAATTTGTTGAATATTGATTGATATACCTATAATTAGTTATGAGTTTTGAACCTGACATGCGTCTTAACGACACCGACATCTATCGTCTGATCACTGCCTGTAAACTCTATCAAGAGAAGACAGGTTCAGAGTATATGTGGGAACAATATGATGATCTTATTAATAAGCTCAAAACTTATCAAGATCAATATTCAGCAAACACATGAAGTTTTTCTTTGCTCTTTTAGCAACGCTCTTCTTTTCTGCACCTGCTTGGGCTGTAGATGTACAGATGGGTTCTAATGGAAACCTAGTTTTCGATCCAGCAGAAGTTACTATTTCAGCTGGTGAGTCGGTTCATTTCGTCAACAATATGCTTCCACCTCACAATGTTGTGGTAGAAGATCATCCCGAAATTTCTCACGAGCCATTAGCAATGATGCCTGGTGAAGAGTTCGATGTAACCTTCTCCGAAGCAGGTGACTATACTTACTGGTGTGGTCCCCACAAAGGTGCAGGCATGATCGGTACTGTACATGTAGAATAATGCAAACAATCAACAGGTTTGTTTTAGATATCACTGTTGCAATATTAGATTTTCTCTACCAAGGTAGAGACTATCAACGCTTTTGGGTGCTTGAGGAAATCGCTCGGGCACCCTATTTTGCGTTCTTAAGCGTGTTACATTTTCGTGAAAGCATGGGACTTCGCGGTCCCGAGCATCTATATTTGATGAAACAGCACTTCGAGCAGTCAGTCAATGAAACAGAGCATCTGGAATACATGGAAAGCAGGGGCGGCAATACTTATTTTATCGATCGTTTTGTTGCCAAGCATCTCGTCCTTATCTACTATTGGACTAACGTGGTTTATTATTGGGTATCTCCTCGCCTTGCTTACCATCTCTCCTATGAAGTAGAGATTCATGCAGCAGAAACTTACGCCAAGTTTCTTGCTTTGAATGGGCATGACGACAAGATCCTTGAGATCTTGAATGATGAACTACACCACTCAAAAGAACTAAAGGATGCTATGGAGATGATCCATGTTTAAGAACTGGGGCAAAGGTATAGAACCACCCGAATTCACAACTAAAGAAGAAGTTCAGGAAATGATTGATGATGCCATACGCAAACATAATCGTAATGCTTCAATTATCTCAATGTGTGTTGGTTGGGTTGTTCTTGCACTTTTTGCTGAAGGTCTTCTTCGACTCATTGGAGTAATACCCCCGCTACTACCATGGTTGAAAATAACATTATAGTAATAGAATGGATAGGCATTATCCTTGCCTTGGTATTTGGCGTGACCATGTTCTGTCAAGGTCATGCTATTTTCCATGGTAAATATGGGTATAAACACACAGAGCGTGAGAAGAAAAAACTTGCTGACGCTCGTGAACAAGTTGAAAATTTATTCAAAGAAAAATGAAAGTAGGACTAATCGGTTTAGGTAGGATGGGCGAAGGCATGTCCCGCCGTATGTTGAAAACAGGTATTGAAGTTTATGGTTACCGAAGAAATGTCGCCAAGGCACAAGAAGCAGCAGCGAACGGGTATATTACTGCAGCTGCAGATTCTCTGGAAAGCCTTGTTCAAGTAGTACACCAAGATGATACTGCTGGCATTGTTCCTGGGATTTTTCAACTCGTCATCCCCGCAGAACTAGTAGAGGACACACTCAATGAGCTATTACCACTTTGTATGGAGGGTGATATTATTATTGATCATGGCAATTCCAATTTTAAAGACTCTCGACGCAGGGCAGAAAGGTTGTCTAAACTGGGCATCCAATATCTTGACTGTGGTACTAGTGGTGGTGTTTACGGTTTGGAGCGTGGATACTGTCTTATGGTTGGGGGTGCAGATTATGCAGTACGGACCTGCCGTCCAATCTTTGACGCCCTCGCACCAGGTATCGCTGCTGCCCCTAGAACCAGTGACAGAGACGGCTATACTCTCTACCCTGAAGAGTACGGTTGGATGCATTGTGGGGGTCCTGGGGCAGGTCACTTTGTGAAGATGGTCCACAATGGTATCGAGTACGGTATCATGCAAGCATATGCCGAAGGTTTCAACATCATTCACGAAGCAAATGCAGGTGCCAAGTATGTTAAAGAAGGAGACGCAGAAGTTGCCCCAATGGACAACCCTGCCGATTATTGCTATGACATTGACGTGTCTAAAGTGGCTGAGCTATGGCGTCGTGGTTCTGTGGTTGGTAGTTGGTTGCTCGATCTTACCGCTGATGTTCTACGGCACGATAGAGAGCTTGGCAAATTCGATGGTGGAGTATCAGACAGTGGTGAGGGTCGTTGGACGGTTCACGCTGCTGTGGATCTTGGCGTACCCTCTCCTGTTATCAGCAGTGCGTTGTGGGCACGCTTTGAGTCGCGCCGTCTGGGTGCTTTCACAGCCAAGGTTCTGAATGGAATGAGAGCTATGTTTGGTGGTCATGACGTTCGCTGATGCACTCCTCTGGATTTCAGTACCGTTTGTACTGGCCACGATATATTTCGGGTTACGAAAAGGTGAAAATAACTATTACGAATCAGACGACTATGACGGAAACGGAACTGCCCACTAGTAAAGGAATTGTTATCTTCGGAGCAACGGGAGACCTTTGCAAGAAGAAATTAATTCCTGCACTATACAAACTCTGGTTGAAAGATCTTTTGCCAGAAGGATTCGTAATTACTGGAACTGCCAGGAGAGATCCTGGCGTTGAGGCATGGAAGGAATCTCTTGGTTATTATCCTGATGAGTTCTTACATCATTTAGATTACATTTCTACAGATCTAGACAATGTTGATACTCTCCGTCACCTTCCTGATTACCTCCACGATAATACTTATTTCTTGTCGGTTCCTCCCGAAAGATACGCTAACGCTATTGTCAATCTCAAAGAGGCAGGTAAACTCGATGACCCCGAAACATCCCGTTTGGTTATTGAAAAACCCTTTGGGTACGATCTTAAATCTGCTGATCGTTTACAGTCTGTGGTTGAGCGACATCTACGCGAAAAACAAGTATATCGCATTGACCATTATCTTGGCAAAGATACTGTTAATAACATACTTGCTACTAGGTTTAGCAATATTCTTCTTGAACCACTTTGGAATCGTCAGTACGTAGAAGAGGTTCAAATCTTTGCTACAGAAACTATCGGTTGTGAAGGACGTGCTCAATACTATGAGACATCAGGTGCTGTACGCGACATGCTACAAAACCACGTCTTACAAGTGCTTGCACTAATTGCTATGGAAGCACCCTGCCGCATGAATGCCAGGGAATTAAGACGCGAGAAGACAAAAGTTCTCGCCGCAACTAGACTATCTCCATCAATCTTACTAGGACAATACGATGGCTACCGTTCTGAAGAGGGTGTTGATCCTGACAGTAACACTCCTACCTATTTCGCTGGTACTCTATTCGTCGATAACTGGCGTTGGGAGGGAGTTCCTTTTAACGTAATGACGGGTAAGAAGATGCCTTATGGTTGTGTTGAAGTTGTTATTAAACTCAAAGCACCACCGCTAAAACTCTATGAAGGGGAAGTTAACGATCGTATTGTCATTCGTTTACAGCCTAATCCTCATCTCGACATTAGTATGGACATTAAATCTCCTGGGCTTGATGATAACCTTGAACTGGCTACACTTACTCACTCATACCCAGAAGATAGAGCAATCGATGGATACGAGAAGCTCCTCTATGATGTCATCAACCAAGACCAATCCCACTTCGTCCACGCAGATGAAGTAATGGAATCATGGAGGATCGTAGATGATCTTCTTTGTACTGGCGATCATTGTCAGGTTAGAACTGTGCCTTACATCTACACTGGTGGATGGGGACCATCACACAAGTTATATCAACTAGGAATTGATTGGGATTATCCAGCATGAAAAAAGAAACCGAGGAAGAAAGACAAAAACGAATAGAAAAATTAGCAAAGCAGATTCATCCACATGATGATGAACCTGATCCTACTGCCCACATGGGGAACTACAATTTCCCACAAATGCTATTCGCTTTCTGCGTCGGTTTCTGTACCATGTTTGTCTTGGCAGTAGATGAGATAAACGATTTTAAAGGTTGTCCTTTCCCCGAGTATTTCGATGAACCACGTTCAACTGTTCGTTAGGTCTGTTATGCAAACTCCATGGTGCCTCGGCGTCATGGGGTTCTTCCTTGTATTCGTTCCCATCATTGGAATGCACCTTGTCCATAAATATGGATGGGAGCATTGGGAACCCTTCGCTAAAAAACACGAATGAACTTCACACTACTATTGTGTCTCTCACCACTGGTCATCATCTTCGTGTTGATGAAATTTATTGTTTGGATATCTGCTGTAAATGCTGAATCGGATTATGTCAGACGAGAACCTCTACGTAAACGAGGACCCTTCGTGGAGAATGCATATGCTGATGTTGATGAAGAGGAAGAGGAGTATGGAGATCGCACAGACTATCGATAAAGCTTTGTACGATTACTATTCAGAACAGGGCAAACCAGTACCACAATGGAAAACCAAAAAGGATCCAGACTGGTGGGTTGACTATTTAAAAAGTTTAGGGAGAGACCCCAGGAATCCATAGTGTATAGAGAACCACACCTTCAGAAGAAGTCGGATGAATGTGCAGAACTTTGGAGGGAGTGGTTTCGCTTGTTTGAAAAAAAGCATTAGGAGCACCAGATGCACGGCGTGCCTGGTGTAAGTGTTGTGATGAATTCAGCATAATGTGTCATCAGGAGGTTCTAACCAACCCTAGATATAAGAACATGAAGTATGAATGGAATGAACCTCCTCCTCCGCCCCCTACATGATGTCAACGATGTGACGTGGAGCATAGTCATAAGTTTAGTTATACTCCTGCTAGGAGTAGGTTGGATAATTAAATATATACTAGAAATCGATGAGAGAGAATCACATGCCAGAGACCGACGAGTGGGCTTGCACCCTGACCTTGGGAATCAAGGAAGTCAGGATGATGTATGACCACTTTGATTACTCTATTAAAATGTGGCCAGGGGCACCTGCTCGTCCCGTCGAAGAACAAGAATGGTTGGACATCATGAAGAAAAGGATGTTTGCCATGATAGCGGACTATAATTATACGGAAATTGATTAATTGTTAAGTCAGGATAAATAAATCGTAGCCATTCTTTACAATATTTTTTCCTACATAGCATTATAATACCTGTAGCAGAGTGTTACATATGCTTGGAGTCTACGTAGTAATCACCGTTGTTCTTCTTTTAGTTGCTTATGCAGGTCCAGAAGAAACAATGCGGTTGTTCGCATACATGGACTTACAGTTGCGCTATGCTTGGGTTAGGTTTAGAATGTATCTCATGCGTCGTAAGTTGGAACAACAACTTATCAAAGACCTACCTGAATACAACAAACTCATAAAGGAACTCAAAAACGATGACCGAGGAGAATAGGGAATTGTCCGACCTTAAACTGGACAGAAAGGAATGCGAAAAGTGCGGTGCCACCTGGATCAATGGTCAGCATGTCTGGCGTGGCACTGGGAATACATCTGACTCTAGTGAGCTTGACCTTGCTGGTCTTGTCTGTAACAAGCTTGGTAACCATCAATGCATCAATCCGATGAAGGGTATGCAGGGTGGACAGACTTGGGAATACAGGGCTGGTTATATCGATGGTATGATTTCTGAAAAGAAAAAATCGATGGAGGAGATGCGGGACAAGTTCGGTGATCTCTAAATACTAGTGGTGAACTAGTTTTTCTCATGGCATCCGATCAGATTTATCTTGGTAATCCGCTTCTAAAGAAAGCGAACGTCAAGCAAGACTTTACCAAGGAGCAAATTGCAGAGTACGTCAAGTGTGCTAACGATCCTGTATACTTCACCAAGAATTATGTACAGATCGTCTCACTCGATGAGGGTCTGGTGCCATTTAAAATGTGGGACTTCCAAGAAGAACTAATCAGGAAGTTCCATAAAGATAGATTTAACATTGCGAAGCTGCCTCGACAGACTGGAAAGTCTACGACGGTTGTTTCGTATTTGTTGCATTATGCGTTGTTTAATGACAGCGTTAACATTGGTATCCTCGCTAACAAAGCAAGTACAGCAAGGGATCTACTCGGTCGTCTTCAGACAGCATATGAAAACTTACCGAAATGGATTCAGCAAGGCGTGATATCATGGAACAAAGGTTCTATGGAGTTGGAAAATGGCAGTAAGATATTGGCAGCTTCTACATCTGCGTCTGCTGTCCGAGGTATGTCGTTTAACATCATCTTCCTCGATGAGTTTGCGTTCGTTCCAAACCATATTGCAGAGTCCTTCTTTGCCAGTGTTTATCCTACTATTACTTCTGGTAAATCAACGAAGGTAATTATCATCTCTACCCCACAGGGTATGAACCACTTCTACAAGTTGTGGACAGATGCCCAGAATGGTAGGAATGGATATACATGGCACGAAGTACACTGGTCACAGGTGCCTGGTAGGGACGAGAACTGGAAAGCAGAGACAATTAAGAACACGTCAGAAAGACAGTTCACCCAGGAGTTTGAATGCGAATTCCTGGGATCTGTTGACACATTAATCTCTGCTGCTAAACTACGTGCTTTAACTTTTATTGATCCCATTACTAGAAATAAGGGACTTGACGTATATGAAAAACCAGCAGACAAAGCAGAATATATTATTACGGTGGATGTTAGCCGCGGTATTGGTGGAGACTATTCTGCTTTCATCGTCTATGACATTACTACAGTTCCATATAAAATAGTTGCCAAGTATAGGAACAACGAAGTCAAACCGATGTTGTTCCCCAATGTTATTAACGACGTTGCTAGGGCATACAATAATGCCTGGGTTCTATGCGAGGTAAACGACGTAGGAGACTCTGTAGCGTCGATTCTAAATTATGACCTAGAATATCCTAACGTGCTTATGTGTGCCATGAGAGGGCGTGCAGGGCAGATTGTAGGGCATGGATTCTCTGGATCTAAAACACAACTCGGTGTCAAGATGAGCGTCACTGTGAAGAAAGTTGGTTGTGCTAACCTCAAACAAATTGTTGAGGACGACAAACTGATCTTCAATGACTATGAAATTATATCAGAACTTACTACGTTCATTCAGAAGAAGCAATCCTTTGAAGCTGATGAAGGATTCCATGATGACCTAGTAATGTGTATGGTAATCTTTGCTTGGTTAGTCCAGCAGGATTACTTCAAAGAAATGACTGACAATGATGTCAGGGCACGCATCTATAACGAACAGAAGAATCAAATCGAACAAGACATGGCACCGTTTGGTTTTATTACTACAGGTCTAGAGGGCGACGAAGGATTTGTAGAGGAAGGATCTGTCTGGGAGTATGGAGACACCCAAGAAGATGTATCATATATGTGGAGTATCTGATGGATGTAGAAGATCTGTTTGATTTAGATACTGTTCTTTTTAAGCAGAGGAAGTGTAGATCCTGTGGAAAAACAAAGGATCTAACGACAGACTTCTATAGATCCAGACCAGATAGAACATCTTTGTCTGCCTGGTCCTACGAATGCAAGGATTGTACCAAGGAAAGAGTAAAGAGTAAAAAGCGTAACCAAAGGGAAGA